GTCTTGTAGACTGGGCAGACATCATCCGCAAGACCTTCTACGATGGTGGTATTGAGGAAATCATCTCCACCCGTCGCCTGGTTCACATCGTTCGTGCTTATAGTATCTTCCAAGATAAAGGAAAGGCAATTCAAGTCTGCGTCAATCGTTTTGATGATGAGACCAAGCAGTCTTTCCTGGAACTGTACGACAAAGTTGATGCTGATTTCCAAATGCCCCTTGACGGAGAGCAAGCAAACTGATATAATTGGGGGAGGTAAAAAATGTGTCTTCCCTTATTATGGATGAGTATAATCAATTCACTATGTCTCTTAATAGTGAAAATAAAATTGTAATTGAAAAAACCCCCCTTATTATGACTGAACAAACTAAAAATCATCTTTGGAAATATAACGAAGATAAAATTCTCAAAGAAGTTGAGAATTATGTAACTGGTACTTATCACGGTCATTACTGTGGAGATCAAGATGGATATGCTGATATTCAAACTATTGATTTGATGGCAGCAAAGAAACTTGCTACAGGTTTCTGTCAGGCAAACATCCTGAAATATGGTTCCCGTTATGGTGATAAGGATGGTCGCAACAAACGTGACTTGCTGAAAGTCATTCACTATGCTATGCTACTGCTTCACTTTGATGGTCATTATTCTCGTAAGGATAATGGTCTGTCCGAATTCCGTTGATAATGAAACTCAAACCTCAAATTATGAAACTTTCTGATAACACTCTGACTATTCTCAAAAACTTTGCTGGAATCAATAATTCGATTCTAGTCAAGCAAGGTAATAAACTTCGTACCATCTCTGTAGCAAAGAACATTCTTGCCGAAGCTGATATTAATGAAGAGTTTCCCCGTAACTTTGCAATTTATGATCTGAATCAGTTTCTGAATGGTCTAAGTCTTCACCAAGATCCTGAACTGGATTTTACGAATGATTCCTATATCACAATTCGTGAAGGTAAGCGTCGGGTCAAGTATTTCTATGCTGATCCTAATGTAATCATCTCTCCCCCTGAGAAGGAGATCAAACTCCCTTCTTCAGATGTTTGTTTCCAACTAGAACATGCATCCCTGGAGAAACTTCTTAAGGCAGCAGCAGTATATCAACTTCCCGACCTTTCTGCAGTTGGTGAAGCGGGTGTTGTAAAATTGGTTGTTCGTGATAAGAAGAATGATACTTCTAACGAATACTCAATTGTGGTTGGCGAGACTGATAAAGAGTTCACTTTCAACTTCAAGGTTGAGAACATCAAGATTATTCCTGGTGCTTATGATGTAGTTGTCTCAGAAAAACTTTTGTCACAATTCAGCAATACCAAGTACAATCTGCAGTATTATGTTGCTTTGGAACCAGACTCAACATTCGTATGATGGAATTTCTTCTCTATTTGACTCCTGTTGGACAGGAAATCATTAGTGCTATTATGCAAAGAAATTACAACATTAAGCAAAATGCACCAATCTGCCGCAATAAAGAATTGATGGGTATTGTGCAATCTCCTAATTTTGTAATTTGTTTGAATAATATTAAAAATGGTGTAAGTCCAGTTAATTATTATGTAAATGAGACAGTTTATCACGAAGCAGTTCACGTAGCGCAAGCTTGTAAGAAAAAACCACTAGGTATAAATGTTACTCTAGATCCTTATAAGATGAATGATGTAGTTCGTTCGGTAAAGGTTGGAAATTCATATCCTGTATATGAATCAGAAGCATATTTTCTAGAAGACAAACCCGAACAAGTTCTTTATTATTTGAAAAAGTTCTGTTTTTAATTATGAACATTTTCGTCACAAACGAATTTCCTGCTGAATCTGCAATTTGTCTTCCAGACAAACATATCGTTAAGATGCCCCTAGAATGCTGTCAAATGCTTTCTATTGTAGCATCCAAGTGGTATCATAACTACGGCACTCTTCCCAAGTCTGATGGAACTCCTTACAGCACTGAGAAGGGTGCCTTTCGCAATCATCCCTGTACCAAGTGGGCAGCAGAATCAATTCACAATGCCTACTGGTTGATTAAGCACGGGATGAATCTGTGTGATGAGTATGCAGTGCGTTATGGTAAGATCCATTCGTGCTATAATACTCTATTGTCTGCCTATTATCTTTTCCCCAAAGGAAAGATTACTGAGGTGACTCCATTCGTTCGTGCTATGCCTGACGAATACAAACTTGATGAAAGCATTGATACATTTACTGCTTACAAAATGTATATTGCTTCCAAACCCTGGGTTGCGGAGAACTATCTCCGTGTGCCTTCTCGCAAACCTGATTGGATTTAATTATGAGTAATTTTATTTGGGTGGAAAAGTATCGCCCAAAGACTATTGAAGATTGTATTCTCCCCGAAAATATTAAAAAAACCTTTAGTGACTTTCTAAATAAGGGTGAAATTCCAAATATGCTACTTGCTGGTCCCCCAGGAGTGGGTAAGACAACAGTAGCAAAGGCACTATGTAACGAGTTAGGAGTAGATTATTATGTCATTAACGGATCCGACGAAGGTAGATTCCTCGATACTGTCCGAAACAATGCGAAGAACTTCGCTTCGACCGTCTCACTTTCGTCAACTGCTAAACACAAAGTCGTCATCATTGACGAAGCAGATAACACAGGGAACGACGTACAACTCCTCCTTAGGGCATTTATTGAGGAGTTTGCTGGTAACTGCCGTTTCATCTTCACCTGTAACTACAAAAACAAAATCATTGAACCTCTCCACTCTCGATGTGCCGTCGTTGAGTTTGGAATCAAAGGAAAAGAAAAAACCCAGTTGGCAGGATCCTTCTTCAAGCGTCTACAAGACATCCTGGATGCGGAAGGTGTACGATACGATCCTAAAGTCCTTGCCGAACTGATTAATAAGCACTTTCCCGATTGGCGTAGAGTTCTTAATGAATGTCAGAGGTACTCTGTTAGTGGTGAGATAGATAGTGGGATTCTTGCGTCCTTTTCTGACGTTGCTGTAAATGATCTCATCACTCATCTCAAAGATAAGAATTTTGCTGAAGTCCGAAAGTGGGTGGTCGCCAACTTGGACAACGATTCTTCTGTCATTCTTCGCAGGATTTATGACTCCTGTTATACTTGTCTTTCACCCCAAACTATACCTGCTGCCGTTCTTATTATTGCTAAGTACCAATACCAGATTGCGTTCGTTGCTGACCAGGAAATTAACCTCCTAGCAGCACTCACTGAAATTATGTGTGAGTGTGAATTCCAATGAGACCTAAAACGAGAGAGGCAATGGAAATGCTTTTTGCTGCTAAGTGGAATCTGCCAAAGGCAGCAGAGTATTGTAATCTTACTCATAAGGAATGTAAGATTGTGTTTAATGAGTATTGTAATTTTCACCCTAAGACTTATGAAATCCCTGAAAACACCCCTTAGGTATCCTGGCGGTAAGTCCCGTGCTTGCGTCAAGATGGATCCATACTTTCCCGACTTACGAGACTATGATGAGTTTCGGGAACCATTTCTTGGTGGTGGAAGTGTTGCAATTCACATTACAAAAAAATATCCAAATCTGGATATTTGGGTGAATGATCTTTATGAACCTCTTGTTAATTTCTGGCAGGTTCTTCAAACTTTCTCTGGTGATTTGAGAGATACTCTCTCTCGGGAAAAATCAAATAATAATAATCCAGAAGCAGCAAAAGAACTTTTTCTTGCTGCCAAAGATATGATTAATGATACTACACTTACATCTGTTGATCGTGCCGTAGCATTTTACATCGTAAATAAGTGTTCTTTCAGTGGTCTCACAGAGAGTTCTTCGTTTTCAGCACAGGCAAGTAATGCTAACTTCTCTTTGCGTGGTATTGAAAAACTGCCCGAGTATTCTAAACTGATTGGTAACTGGCGTATAACTAATTATTCCTATGATTATCTGATGGATGGAAACAAGGGTGCGTTTATGTATCTTGACCCTCCTTATGATATTAAGGATAATCTCTATGGGCGCAAAGGATCAATGCACAAAGGATTTGATCACGATAAGTTTGCTGCTGATTGCGATGCTAACGATATGGATCAGTTAGTAAGTTATAATTCAGACCAACTTGTTAAAGATAGGTTTAAGAACTGGAAGGCAGCCGAGTTTGACTTAACTTATACGATGCGTTCCGTTGGTGAATATATGCGTGATCAAAAACAACGTAAAGAACTCTTACTTTTTAATTATGGAATTGAAGGACTGGTTAAACTCGATCAATCAAACGAAGAAGAATCTAATTGATGAAGATCCTTCATTGGAGAAGGATTATGCTCCATACATTATCAATCGTTGTTTCTCTGGGCACATTGATTGTTTGATGTATGCAAATGAAATGAACAAGTATCATTTCCTTCCAAAGAAGATGCAATATGACTTTTTTATAAATAGTCTGAGAGTTAAAAAGAGATTTTCTCCTTGGCTCCGTAAAGATACGATCAAAGATCTTGATTATGTTAAACGTTACTATGG